ATCGATAAATCGATAGTTGCTAAACCAAGGGTCCCCGCGAGTGCGGCTAGCCCTTGATTGACCCCTTGATTATTGAGGTCGACACCGACAGTGCGAAGCGCCTTACGGAAGAACCCTCCAGCCCCTTTTTGTAGGAACATATTGCCTCGCGGCTCTATGGCTATGGTTCGATCCGTCTTCGCATTTTTGGCGACTGTCGTTATCGTGCTGCCTTCAACGATGAGAAGGCAATCCGGGAGAAGGCTATAAGGCCCAGCCGGAAAGCTGCCTAGTATACAGTAAGACCAATGAAGGTCTCTCTGTATGCTTTCGCGCAGCAAGCGTGCACACGACTTCGTGACAGGAATTGGGAGATCGACGATCTTTGTGTCCGGATAAGCCGCCGACCTTTTAAGGTCAGTGGTGGCTCCCGGACCCCAGTCCTCATATTGCTCGAGCTTCGAGCGATTGCAACGTCCGAGTAACTTAGCAATCTTCCGCTGGGCCCGGTGAATTACCGGGTCAACAATGGTCGGTTGTGTTTTTCTTAGACGCTCATTCGAAACTTTGCAAGCCGCCTCTGCTCTGTCAAAAGCAGAAAGAGCCACTTGCTTCGTATCAATACCTGTTTTCAGCCCCTTCCACTTAGAAAGGAAACTAGTTAAGGCATAATCGTCAGCAAATGAACTGGCGGTGAGGTAGTTATCAAACTCAGGGATCTTAACCTGAGCGAGATCAAAATCCTTCCCTTTAACAGAAAGAATCTTTAACTCTTTAGATAACGGCGATCCAACAGCATCGCATGCGTCCTCGAAAAAGGATTTTACTCGCCGATAAGGCGCTAGCATGCTAGAATTAGAGAATACTCTACTCATGATATGTCCTTGTAGATGACCGTTCTAGGTCGGGACAATCAGCTGTTCTACGGCACTGACGACCTGAGCATTGTTCAGAAGCTCGTAAGTCATCTTCCGCAGATCTTTACGATCTTGCAGAATGCCTTTTTCAGGTAAGATGAACTCAACATTCGTCCGCATTATGTAGGCGATAGTCGGCGGCGCAGGGTAACCTGCAGCCGTATTTCCAACGACCTCCAAATACGGCTCGTGGAGAGCCAGCTTGACCCGGGATACACGGTCGTTAGACGTCGTGCCGGTCGACCCGGGCTTCGGGCGTACCACCTCAAAGGAGATACGCCAGTAGCCTAGGCTAGTCGGACGCGATTGGTCTTCGAACCACATGACGCGTTTCTCGTCAAGGCCCATGGGAATAAACGTGTGTGCGACTGGGGTTGCCAGTGCGTCGTTCAATACGATGTTCACAGCAGTAGCCATAAACGCTCCAATTAAAAAGAAAGGATTATAGAAGGGAAACCAACGCTATTTCTGCCTATCGGAAGGCTCTCGCGGGATTGAACCCGGTGAGCCCTTGTGATAGTAATGATGCAGCAGCTAGTAACTGGGAAGATCCAAGGTCCACGCGGAAACGCGGGAAATTAGGGTACGGTGCAGCAGTTAAGACAGTCCGATTTTTAGTCGAGCTGACCGAATAGCTGTTTGCCGTACCTATATCGACAATAGAATTATTGCCGAGGATCACTGAACAGGTCGCGCTAACAATCACGCGAGTACCAGTTGTCTGGTACCCGTTAGTGAAACGCGTTTGAGACAATGCTGCACTTTCCATCATGCGAACATAGCCACCGATATTTAAGAACCAATCAGCAACGAAACTGTAGGGTAATAACTCCCATGCAATACTCACAGGATTCAAGCTTGTGTAAAGAGCTAAATTCTGTAGAGTACCCGAAGGCGGCCGAAATTCGGCAACAACTTCGTATCTTGCGCTGTAGTCCTCAGTACCACCTGTGATCTTACCGAACGGCACGGGCCCATTATATGCGGCCCCTTTCGTTTTGGTAGCTCGCGCCTTAATGGCGAGCATATTATCAGCGGTCTGACCTAGATTACCGATCGACCCGTGAAGGGTCGATATAAGCGGCTTCCAGCCGTAAATCCACTGTAGATGAGCGTTCGCAGCCGCTTTCCCGAGGCGAACCTTCCCTCCGGGCTGAATAAATTCAGCCAAAAGAGGAAGAGTACCTAGGATATGCTTCTTAACGTTTACTGCATCCTTCAGCATCTTCACGACTTGGCCGCTTTGAGCCAAATCCACTGATAGGTCGACTGTCCCTCGCAACTGATCATAGAATTTTTCTAGAGCCTCAGAACGGGCCGTAGCAGCAATATCGCTAGTATCCTGTGAAGGGCTAGCGACGGCGCTGCTTATGATCCCGGAAACGACGGAAGTCGTTTTCTGAGGAATGTAACTAGTAGAGCGTGAGCCCTGCCAAGTTCTCTCTAGAGTCTTCGAAAACTGATGCGGGTTTGGAGACTTCCTATTTCCGTTAAGAACATCACGCGTGACACCCAGATAATCTCGACCTCTTGCGATATTGCTAGATTCATACGTCGTCCCCGAAGGGCTAATAGACGTACGGAACTGCTTGCCGTAGAGTAGAATATTCCTGGATTTCATACGCTGTTCCTTTCATGCACCCCATTAAAGGTGCAGATTAAAAATGAAAGACAATGGATCGGGAAACCGATCCGAGACGCCCTCCGTGACTACGGAG